TTTTAGCCATGATTAAAGCCAATTCTGTTGCCCTGCACTACAGCGCCCACCGTCACGATTACAAGGTAGTCGACGACAAGATGATTGACGGCGGAAGAGCGTACACCAAATCCAACACAAAAACAATTCCGTATCGTGTGCAGGATGGCAACCTTGTACCTATAACTGATGAGGCTGAATAATGTCATACGCACGATGGAGTGACAGTGAGTGGTATATATTCTGGTATTGCTCTGGCGCAGGCAGCGATGTGTTATCAGAACAACAGTTGGCCATCTGGTTGAACCTGGATTACTCGCTTGTGTTTGATTATGCAGAAGCCAAGCGGCTACATGAGGCTGACGCATGGGAAGAAGTATTTGACGACATTCCTGAACGTGATGTGTTGAACCGGTGTGTGGCCAGATGGCTCACGGTAGTAGAGGAGGAATGTGGTGACTTATAATCCCGACAACTGGGTTGTGGTCAAAATAGCAACCCCAGATGGAGCGTTCTACAAGGTACTCGCAGGTTGGAGCGGCGGTTACTTATATGGTGACAGCTGGAAAATAAACAGCGGCATCAAGCGAGTCGTTGAGAATGATCACTCATACGAGTTTCATGGGCTTAGCGGTAGCTGCTATGTGTGCCGGAAAGGAACATATCGGCTGAGCATGGCCACTGGTGGCATTTACGAAAAAATCAAAGACACAGTGTCTATGATGCCGGAAGATACTGACTGGACCGAATTAGAGCTACCATTATGACAAGCAAAAGTATGTGGCAAGATAACGGCGAAGGGATACATGTGTTACACTGACTTCGATTGTGAGCTGGGCATGGCAAGTGGCGGAGTGCATATTTTTCCGACCAAAGAAGACTGCGCAACCTGCCGCCCGTGTACTGACCAATGTGGAATTGTCAAAGTAACCATCACAGGCATGCATGTGGTTCAGCAGCCAATAGGGTTCAATCAGATTGATGATGAGTTATAAATACAGATACTTAAATTTACCTCCTGGATAATCAATGGCACGTATAGTATCCCTCTTTAAACTAAAGCAAATCCAACTTGAAACAGATAAAGGCGAGCTAGTGCATGTTCGACCCTGGGTAGCACTAGTATTAGTAGTTGCTGTGATTGCCATAGTGACTTACACTATTACTGGTGAGGGCCACGCAGTTATTGCGACTCTTACATTTCTTTTGGCTATATTGGTCAAGCGGATGTCTGGCATCAGTATTAAGGCAGGCCCTACCCAACACATCAAGCAGTTACTGAAAGATGAAGAATTCCGTGAACGTTGGGATATCAATGATTAATTCCACAATTAATTTTGATGTAGATATCGATCTTGCAAACCGCAATGATTTTTTGAAGCATGTGGATTGTATTCCTGCCAGTGTTATCCGTGATGGCAAGATGACCAAGCACAACACTGGCGTCTATTTTCAAAAAATGCCCGTTATGCCATTGACTGGGTTGGCCGCGTTAGACTACAAAGAAGCAGAACAAGCAGGCTACTTGAAAGTGGACTTCTTAAACAACCACGTATACGCAGGCGTAAAAAGCCCAGCGCATCTGGACAAGTTAGTAGAGCAAGAGCCGTTGTGGGATATGCTCAACTACGCGGAGATAATTGGTCAGCTATTCCAGATCAATCAGCATGCGGATCTAGTTATCCAGCATAAACCTCAAACACTAGAGCAGTTGGCGCAAGTGTTGGCCATTATTCGTCCAGCCAAACGGCACCTTCAAGGAAAAAGCTGGGAAGAAATTGCGCAGACAGTATGGGAGCCAGCCCAAGATAACAGCTACTTTTTCAAGCACAGTCATGCGATTAGCTATGCCCTAGTCATAGTGGTGCAGATGAATTTATTAAGAGAACAGGCTGCCTAATCTGTCTTACGTATAAGTTGGATACTTTTCCGCTTGACTCTTTTCTTGATTAGATTTTGCATACTGGTCACAGGCCCGAATAGTATTTCTGTGTCTTTCATTGCAAACGTTCTCAAGAAAGGACGGAATGGCTTCATTTCGCGGTGCAAGAATACATCAATGGGTAGCTGTCTGTTGCTCTCCCACCACCACGTATCACCCAATTCCAGAAAGGCTATCTTTACCTCATTGCTGGGCAGAGCGTCTATGTCATAAAACGTTAGTATTTGATTGTCCGCGTTCACAACCACTCCGACATATTCGCCACCGCTATAGGCAATTCCCGTTAAAAATTCAAACTTTATATTATCGTTTTGCATACAGAGTTATTTATGTGATTGAAAAAAGCAAGAATTCCAGATCAGATAAATACATATATGAGCTACGGTGATCATAAATTATTTCTTTATGAAAATACAATTGAACTCGCTATCACCACAGATGGCGTGTGTGTGGATAATAGACCCATGAACAACAAAAGACTAGTTGCCCACAAGGGTGTGACCAACGAAATTTACTTCACTATTCGCAACAGAGACAGACGATTGCAGAATGTGGTAACTCAGGCTATTCGTATGTACATAGTAGACCCTGAGACCAGAAAACGACTGGTAACCAAAACACTTGAGCACGGGTTAGACATTGGAAAAGTCAGATTGTGTCTCACAGAGGGCGACCTGATTGGCATAGAACCAGGTATGTACCACGTATATGTTACTCGCAGCACCACGAACGAGTGGGACTTGCCAGTGTACACCAATCAGAACAATGATATGCGGTTTGATATAGACATAACAGACCAGACATACAGCACTCCTAAGTTAACACAAGAGCAAGCAGAAACAATGCAGCAGACGGCCAACGTGGATCAGGGCGATCCTGCTAATGAATTTGTGAGTAACACTTGGACTGGCAATGTACAGCGAAACTTTCCGCATGCTACCCACACAATGGCTTTGTATGCTGACACTTATACTGGCAACGTGGTAGTACAAGGAAGCTGTCTGATGAATGTACCAGATAGTGCCGCCAACAGCAAGGATTGGTTCGACATTGAAACCATACCACTTGCCAACGTGAGCAGCATTGCAAACACCACATTCCAAGTTAACGCCAATTGGGTGCGTATCAAGCATTATCCAGAATCCGGAATCTTGGAAAAAGTATTGCTTCGCAATTGACATCCACTCTTTCTGTGCTATAATTCCATCATGGAAAGCACTCTGTCTGCCGTACACGGCCTAATCTTAAACAACATGCCATTGAGCAGCAAGCTCAGTCCCAAGGGCTGGCGTTCCTTTGATTGCCCTATGTGTACTGACACCCGTAAACGCGGCGGTGTAAACGTCCAAGGAGGACGAATCTCCTTTCATTGTTTCAACTGTGACTACACAACAGGCTGGAACAGTCAGCCCTTTATGGGCAGGAAGTACAAAGCGTTGGCTGAACACCTGGGTGCAACGGCCAAAGACATACATGCTGTTCAATTGGAATTGATGAAGCATGAAGATCAGCTGCTGGCAATGTCAGAGACCACGTTGGAGACATCATTGGAAAAATTCCCCACTGTGGAATTGCCTGACGGATCCATGCTGCTAACACAGCTAGCCCAGCAAGAGCCAGAACACGAGTTGGTGCAGTATGCACAGGAGCGGGGCATACTGGGGATGACTGATCTGTATCATTTACCAGGATTGATATACAAGCACAGGCTGGTGATACCTTTCGAACACAATCACAAGCTGGTTGGATGGACTGGGCGTCATCTCAACCCTCCTAACAAAAGCACCCCCAAGTATTACAATGAAATGCCATCCAATTACGTGTATAACCTGGATCAATTTGTTTCAGACGATCGCGAGCTGCTCATAGTAACTGAAGGAATAATTGATGCTCAACTTATATCAGGCGTGTCTGTTATTGGTAACGCAGTGTCTCCAGAACAAGCCCAGCTAATCAATCGAGCTAACAAGCAAGTGATTGTGTGTCCGGATCAGGACAAAGCAGGGTGTTTATTAATCAAAGACATTTTGGATCAGGACTTAGATTGGGCAGTGAGTTTCCCACCATGGGATGACGACTGTGGAGATCCTGCGGAGGCCTGCGCCAGATATGGCAGGCTAGCCACAGTTGCCAGCATAATTAAGTATGCGGTATTCAATAAAACGCGGATTGAAGTGCAGGCACGCCTACTGGAGAACAAGTACACGAATGAGTGACATCAAAGAATACACCCCCGAAATACAAGAACTATTCATACAATTCATGATCAGCGATTCTGATCTTTTTAGCCGATGCCTGAGCATTGTGGACCCCGATCATTTTAGTCGTAAGTTTCGTAAAACGGTGGATTTGCTGAAAAGCCACAGCGAAAATCACAACTCCATTCCCACTATTGAGCAGATTAATGCTGTGGGTGGCCTAGCACTAACAACCATTGACAATGTAACGCCTGATCATGCCAATTGGTTTCTGAATGAGTATGAAACCTTCGCTCGACACAAAGCACTGGAACAGGCTATTATTGCCAGCACAGACTTACTGGAAGACCAGAACTATGGTGCAGTAGAGGCTCTGATCAAGGAAGCAACGCAGATTGGATTGGTCAAAGACTTGGGTATTGAATACTTTGAAGACCCCAAGGCGCGTTTGGAATGGATCAAGCAGCAAGCTGGTGCAGTGAGCACAGGCTGGAAAGACATCGATCATAAATTGTACGGTGGCCTAAATCGCGGTGAGATAACCATATTCGCCGCACCCTCAGGTGGTGGTAAGAGTCTGTTCTTGCAGAACCTAGCAGTGAACTGGGCCCTAACAGGACTGAACGTAGTGTACATATCACTAGAATTGTCAGAACAATTGATCAGTATGCGTTTGGACAGCATGGTGAGTGGCTACGGTACTCGCGAAATAATGAAAAACATTGACGACGTACACCTCAAGGTGCGCATGAGATCCAAAGGTGCTGGCCATTTGCGAGTTAAACAAATGCCCAGTGGAATCAATGCCAATGACATTCGTGTGTTCTTGCGTGAATATGAGATACAAAACAACCTGAAAATTGATGCGTTGTTAGTGGATTACTTGGATCTCATGATGCCCATCAGTGCAAAGATCAGCGCAGAAAATTTATTTGTGAAAGACAAGTATGTGTCAGAAGAATTGCGCAACTTAGCCATTGAGCGAAATATTTTGCATGCCACAGCATCGCAGCTGGGCCGTAGTGCCGTGGAAGAAATTGAATATGATCACAGTCACATTGCAGGCGGCATCAGTAAGATTAACACTGCTGACAACGTGATTGGTATTTTTACCAGCAACAGCATGCGTGAGCGAGGAAGATTCCAGATACAGTTTATGAAAACACGAAGCTCTAGCGGCGTGGGCAGTAAAGTAGACTTAAAATTTGGCGTGGACACACTGCGCATTGAGGATTTGGATGAAGACGAGCAAAGTGCAGAAATGGCGCAGACCTCCTCTCTGGTTGATCAGCTCAAGCGCAATAACACCATAAAAGCAGAAGAGCCAGACACACAGGACACAGTGAATGATAGTTTGAAGCTTCATGACTTTCTGAAAAATAGAAAATGATAAATACAATGAAGTACACTACCCGAGGAGAAACCCGTGAGCAAAAGTCGAAGTATTCTGGAAGAGTTGAACCAGATATCAGTAGACAGAGACAGACATCACGTTGTGGAAAACCGAGCTGAGCACGTAATCAACAGTGCTATTAATTTAATTGAGCAGATTGATCGACATTACAGCGAGGACGTAGCCAAGGACCTGCGCAATCGCCTGGTCAACAGCATCCGCAGCAAGGATAGCACGAAATTTTCTCGTGGCATTCGCAAAGCAATAAAAGAGAGCCAGAACAAAAATGACTGACAGAACACCACGCCGTGCATTGGGTAAACTGCTCGCTGAAGATATTGCCACGCCAGTAAATGTCAAAGGCAAAGCCATTAAGTCTGATGAGTTAGTAAAGGACTTAAAATCAGGAACCACAGTCAAAGCCAACGGTGAAATTTACAC